GACTTCGCGAACGAACGCGTCTATGTCCCGGTTGCGGATAGCCTCGGCGGTCTTGCTGTGTTCACGCAGACCCTTATCACCGAGTTGAAAGACCGCCCCGGCAAGCCCTGCGATTGCGTTGGGGTCTTGCACACCCAACTCGCGGGCCAGTTGGGTGCCCTGTTGCATGGCAAGGTCAGTATCCTCGCGGTACCACTTCTCGGCCTGCTCTCGGGAAATCCCCTGCCCTTCCTTCATTTGCCCGGTGACGTTGTGCCCGACACCTACCGCGAGACCGTTGCGGTCCTTGTACACCGATAGGCGGAGCCCTTCCATACCGGTCAGCTCCTTGCGGAAGTTATACGCTATACGCACAGGGATACCGTAGGAGTTCCCACCGTCGATGCGGAATGGTTGCCCATCCATCTCGACCGCTGCACCGAAGTGAGCGGCGTTGGCCTCGTCCAGTATGCGGGTTTGCTCGGTCTCGATACGCTTACCAATAGCCGATGGGTCGATGGCGATGCGCTGTACCACTTGCCCCTTATCGTTGAGCTGGATGTTCTCCAAGACACCTGTAGCCTTGTTGAAGGCAAAGTTAGACTCGTAGCCATCCGCAACAGCGGGGTAGTCCTGGGACAGCATAGTACCGATGCGCTGCTTATCTGTGGAGCCGAACACCTGGGCCACGTCAACGCCGCGTGGGAGAATCAGTCCTCGGCGCACCTCTCCAGTACCGAACGCACCGGACTCCCCGACCGTGATGGTACGGGCCTGGACGTTAGCTACGGCCAAGTCCAACGCACTGTCGGCGTTCAAGCCCATGTTGTTGCGGTCACTGGTGATATTCGTCAGCTCGTCGGTCAACGCTGCACCCATAGCGGCTGCGTGGTACGGGTTGCTCGACAGGTTGGACTCCCCACGTAGGAAGTTGCCCAGGCGCCCAGTTACACCGCTGTACACCTCGCCATCCACACGGTCTAACAGGGTCTTGCGGAACGTCTGCGTCTTGATGCCTTGGTCCAGGGCGTCCAGCTTGGCGAAGGCATCGCGGTTCACAGTGAACTCTTTGATGGACTGCTCAGGCGCTACGCCGTGCTCTTGCTGGGCCAGGACGTAGGACATTGTGGCCTTGGTGTCATCTGGCATGGAAGCCAACAGGACAGCACGGGCGCCGGGGTTCTTCTGCTCTGCAACGGTCAGCGTAGAGATAACACCGTTAATCGATTCCACCAGCGCCGTAGGGACGGGTTCCCCGGCGGGTGTGGCGGCAATGCTACGCACACCCTGCCCGATGGTATCCCCGAAAGACTTTGGCATAGCGCCCAGGGACAGCCCGGCAGACACACCGGCTTTTAACCGCTCGGTGACGCTTACGCCATTCTTGGCTAACTGTTTGTCCATAGCCTCCAGGCCCTCGGACACGGTGTACCCCAACGCGGCAATGGTGCCTGGGTCCCGGTTGCCGATGGCGGACATAAGCGCCACTTGGTCGTCGTGGTTCGCCATACCCTTCAAGGCAGTCATGCGGAGGGTCTTCGCCTGGGCGTACGTCATGCGCTTGGCTTCCACCTCGCGCACGATGTAGCTAGTCAGCTCATCCCCACCAACCTCGCCCCGCCCTACGCGGGACTCGAAGGCGCTGTTGTCCTGAATCACACCCAATGAATCCAGGGCCGCGGTGCGGGTAGTGCTCTCGCGCAGTTGTGTGTCCAGGGCCTTGCGGTCCTCAAAAGACATCTCATTAAGTGCACCACTGTCGCGAAGCTGCTCGACCACTTGACGCTGGTCTGCGTTCACCAGTGCAGAGAGGTACTGCCCTGCAACCTTCTGACGCATCTCCGAGGGCAGCTTATCGGAGTTCATGAGGTCTACGTACATGAGCGCAGCGCGCTCCGTATTCGCTTGGTACGTCACAGGGTCATCGCCCGAGCCTGCAAGGTCGGTGATAATCTGGTTGCCCTGCACGAGGTAGCGCTTGGCGCCCTCGTTGATCGACCACTTACTGTACGCCCCGGCCTGCTTGGTGAACAGGGAGCGCTCCATGCTCTCCTGGGACGCCATAGCTTGGGTCTGTCCCTGGGCACTCATCTTACTGAAGTTCCCGGTGAACGTAGAAGCACGCTGCTGGACTAGCTTACCGAACTCCTCCGGGGACATGCTCTGGCCCTTGGTGGCAATCAGCTCTGTCATCTCGCGAGCCATGTTAGCCTGCTCGATACGGTAGTCCTCATCCTGATAACCGCCGTTCACGAACGGGGCGCTAAAGATGTCAGAGTCCACCGCGTCCCTCGCCTGTCCCGCCATCCGTGCGCGGGTACCGTCAAGGTAGGACTGTTGCACCTCTTGGTTGAGCTTCTGCGAGACCCCTTGCTGTGCAATCGACAGCAGGCCGTCCAGGGCTACGGAGCCCGCAGACGGGCCGGTGTAGTCGGAACGCTCAACCTTGCCAGGGCCGAGCTGTGCCCGCTGCACCTGCTGCACACCGGGCATCTGTAAATCGAACTCTTGTGTATTGCGCTGTACCATGGGAATACCTTAAGTAGATGTGGAGCCGAAGCGGAACGCTGACCCCACATACGCAGAGCCAGCGGCCAGCAGGCCGTTAACAAGTGGGTTCTGTTGTCCGGTGGTGGGGTCAATGCGGCCCCGTAGACTGTTCTTGGCGGACTCTGTGAGCGAGAGCACCTGCTGCTTGAGGTTGTACTGCCCGACCTCGAAGTTCTGCTGTATACCTGTTTCCGCTTCAGCCAGCTCTCTGTCGATGTCGTTAAGGGTGGCGTCAACCGACGCCCCTTTAACCTGCGCAGCAGCGGCGTTCGCAATCCCGGAGCCTTTGGCCTTGTAAGCCTCGCGCTCCGCCTCGTTGAACTGCTTGGCGGCGCTGACGCGGAGCTGCCCACCCTGGACCAACAACGCCCCGATGTTCTGGGCGTTGTTCACCGTGGTCTGCAAATCCGCTGCGGCGTTCACCTTGTTCTGCGCCTTGATTTGACGCGCCTTCTCTTTGTTCTCGATGCCGGTTTTCACGGCACCTAATACGGCTGTGGCCGCGAGCATCCAAAACATTACGCTCTCCTGAATCGTTGGTGGTAGCGGAAGCCGTACTCGATGCTACGCACGTTCAAGTCGTAATAGTCATCGGTGGACAGCGTGAGCAACGCCGTGCGCATATCAACTCGCGCCGGGATGGTTACGGTAGCTGTGTCGGCAAGGGGTAGGCCTGCGCCAAGCTGTTGGCTGTACAGGCGCAGCGGTGTAGTAGCTGTGTCCCCGGTTTGTCGGATTGCGTCCGCTACGCTGTACTCGAACTGCCCAGTGTTTGCCACGGACACCCGGTACCGGTGCAACACGGCGCGGGTGGTCGTGATGGGCACGTCCTTGGCATCCTTGATAACTGGCGGTGTCAATGTGAAGCTAGACTCGAACTGGTACCCCACGGTGTACACATCGCCTGGGACAGCTTCGGGGATGTCCAGCACCTCGAACGCCCCGCTTGTGGTGCTGGTGAAAACCTTCTGCCCGAGGTACGCGTTGTCGCCGCTGATCTTAAACGCACGCAGGTCTGTACCTAGCGAGTTCATAATCACAGGGACGGACAGCTTACCCGCAACAGTGCACGTTGCCTCGGTGTAGAAGTCCAGACGCGGGACTGTGGGGCTCACATCGCCGGCACCGCGTTGCATGTCGATGCGGCAGATAACCAACTCGCCATCCACGCCAAACAAGGTAACCAACACGTCGCCGGAGAAGTACGCGTCGAGCACCGGCCAAGCAAACTGCCACTTGTGCCAGGAGGCGTGCACCTTCTCCGCTGCACTCCACAGGTACTCATGGATGAGCAGTTCGTTCTGGGTGTTCGTACCGGCGACCATGATGTTACTCGTGGTGCTCGACACCATGAACCGAAACGGCCCTTGGATGTACCGGGGAATGTGGCTAGTCACGTCGTCTGCAACGTACTGGCTGTCGCTGTACTGGCTAGGCACCATCTCGTGCACACCGACAAAGCCAAGGCTACGCGGGGCACCAAAGAAGATGGAACGCCCGGCTGCTGTGGGCTCTGCCATGGTGTCCACTTCATAGCGGGTCATGAGGGCCACGTTAGCCGTCCTTGGCGTCACCAGCGAGCCGCCAGGGATGATCCCTTGGTACCGCTTGGAGAACATTACCAAGTCCTTGTTGAAGTTCACAGCGTACTCGTACGGCGCCGTGAGGCTACCCTGCGCAGCTACTTCAATCGGGTCGTTGTCGGCCACGGCGGACAAGGTACTGCGGAACCAGCGCAGAGGGTTGTCGCTGGCGCTAAGGCACGCGTACTCATTGGAGAGCATGCACAAGCGCCCCTGGAACGCTGCCATTCCTGTGATGCCGTCCGTGGCGAACTTCAACACCGGGTTGGACTTCGCATCCCCAGCGGCCCTGCGCTCGTAAGCCGGGGCAACCAGAGTGTACACACCCAGCGTCGAGCGCAGGAGTTGGAGGGGCATGTTCGACATAACCACCATGTCGGCCCAAGCACAGTCCTCCACCCATACCTTGCGAGCGTCATCGTACCGGTAGTACGTCTTGATGTTACCGCTACCTGTGGCGATGATGTACCCGTCTGCTGCGGGCAGCCGAGCAGGCAGCTCGGCGGCGTCTCGGATGGACCCTGCGTTGCTGGCGCGGAGGTACACGCTACCGCTCACAGAGCTGACGGTCAAGTCGGCGGTTGTGGACTTCAGGGTAACGTACGCACCCGTGCGCGAGATGGTAAGCCCGTAGGCCGCCCAAGCGGTCGCACCAGCCGTTGCCAGTTGTGTGGCGATGTACTCTGGTGCTGTGAGTGCCGCGTCACCAGCAGCACCACCAGAGGGCGTGGAATACGCCACGTCAACAGCTACGCCAGTGGTCCTGTTAGTGAGCGTTACGCGGTACTCCTTGGAGAACTGGCCCGTCACGATGTAGAAGTACCCCATGCGGTCTGGGTTGGGGTACAGGGCCTTGTCTGGGCTCGCGGCTACCGTAGGTTTTTGGGCCACGTTGCAGACCCACACAGCGTCGTTCAAGGTCACGAGGCGGATTACACGGGCACTGGCGGCGGTTAGGTACGGGTTGGTTAGGGTAGCGATGAGCACCCCTGAATCCTCCTCGACGACGCGCAGGGTCCCGGAGCCGGTATCTACAACGATGCTGACGGATACTCCGCCCATGTCGGTGTTATACTGTTTGACCTTCCCGTTCTCACTGTACGCCCCGATACCGCTCACGACACCCACACCTGGGCGGCGGCGAAGCCCGGCCACTAGGTCGGATGTCATGTTGAACTGCGCGTCTAGCTGCCCCGGTAGGCGGTCCTGTGGGGCCTGTTGGCTCACACCGAACAGGAGGTTCTTGTAACTCGATTCGTTGTACGCGATGTCACACCTTCCTGTTCCAAGTGGAACCGTTTAAGATCTTCTGGATTACGATGTGCGTTACACCGTATTCTCGGGCTAATGCGCGTCCGCCGTTGATAGCGCATCGCGGTGTATAGCGCTCCCGGATGGTTGCGGCTATCGCGTGAGTAAGCTTCGCTCGATAATGGGACTCGCTGTGGGAACCATTCCATGTGGCGCCACGTGCTTGGCGGCCCTTTGCCTGCCGGTCAGCTATGTTGTCTAACTGGGTACCTAGTACAAGATGCTCCGGGTTAATACAGCGCGGATTATCACATGTGTGCATGACCGCACCGCCCATGGTGGACTCGTCTAGACCGTGCGCTGTGGCGTAGGCTAGGCGGTGCATAAGCGGCTGTTTACCTGCAACGCGTTTGCTGTGATAGGCATATCCACCCTTGCGACCAGGCTTACCATGGTCAATACAAGCCATTAGGAACCCCCAGTGCGTAAAGCCTGCCGCCAGCGTTGTACCTGCTTACGTCCACGGCTGTTCTGCTTACGACTAACGGTGTGGTCCCCGTTGAGCTGTTCCAGGAACTCATCACGTCGTGCCGCAAGGTTCTTTGCGATGTCGTCGTCACCGATGTCAGCGACGTACGTGTCGTACGCTGCGCTGTACGCGA